AAATCTTTCGCAGAAGTGAATCTATGTGTACCCAATTTAAGCGAGAATGAAGCGAACACAATCCGGCTTAACGAACTCGAAAGAAAGGCTGGCAAGCTGCTTGATGATGTAGTAAGCACCTATGACGGTACAACCTATCGTTACTCTATCGAATCAATTGGCACGGAAGCGGATACAGCTTTGAAATGCCATTACGTGAATGTGAGAATTTTATTTGAAGTAATAAATGTAAAACTATAAGATTATGATTTCAGCAGTAGGAATAAAAAGAATCTTGTTTGCCGATATTGATAAGGTAACGGCAGACATTACCCCCGAAATCGCAAAGACTTTGATTCAAGCCGCCATCAAAGCGAAAGATGAGGTTTTGAACGTACATGGGGAAACGTGGCAGATTGAGGAGACGGAAGCCTCCGTCACTGGGTACAAGAACCAATTAACGGGAAAGAATTACCGTTACGATGATGTGCCGGGAGAAGTATCGCCCGCTTTCTCTATCGGACAATATGACTGGAAGACCAAGAAAGCGTTCATGGGTGGCGATGTTATTCAGGCAACATCTAAAGATGTAGGTTGGAAGCGTGCTTTGGATAAAGTTATTATCAACAAAGCATTGTTCTGTCTGACCGATGATGATGTATGGTTCATCTTCCCAAAATGCCGTATTGTTTCCCGTGAAGCCAATACGGATAAGGCAATTGCAATCGCTGTAAAAGGCTTGGTGCAGGAACCGGGAATCGAAGGTGTTTCTTCTGAGTATAACTATGAAGAAGGGCAGATTAAAGCTTTGCAGGCATGAACTACAGTAACCATTGTACCTACTCCTTCCGATGCGACCGTAAAGCTGGACGGTGTAACGGTCAAGTCAAAGCAGGTGAATGCTGGAGCTACCGTTCACTATGAAGTGTCGAAAGTGGGGTACGTCACTCAGTCAGGAGATATTAAAACCACTCCTTCTGAAGTTGATACCACTCTTAAAAAAGAGATAACATTGGTAAAAGTACAAGAGTGATAACCGGGGGATGGATATATACCATTCCCCCTTTTAGTTTAAGAATATGAATCAAGCAGCAAAAACGGTTTCTGATGCTTTGTTAGGGCTGGATTTCATGAATGTGGAGATAGGAGGGATGGTTTATACCATTAAACCTCCTACAATTAAAATTATCTGTCGTGCCATTCATCATTTTTCCAATATCGGCATGACTGGAGATAATGTCATGGAAGCTATTAAAGAACTTCCTGAAATTACTGGAGATATGCTGAAAGGCATTTCTTGTTTCATCTGTGGCAGTGAGGAACTGGCTGATAATTTGGAGAACGGCACTTTTGAAGAAGTCAAAGATGCCTTGGAAGTCTGTTTCTCTATGATGGATATTTCGGTTTTTCAGTGTGTCAGCTCGATGAGGAACGTGTCGATGCTGGCAGCAAGACCGAAACAGTAGGAAACACAACGTTCTTCGGGCAGATAGCCCATTTGATTGACACGCTGCATCTGAGTTATACAGAAGTGTTTGAGATTATCCCTTATCGGAATCTGCTGATGATGCAACGGGATAAATTACACGCAGTATATGGTGGTCAGAAGGTGAATAAAATCAGTGGCAAGGAATTGGCAAATCGCAGAAAAAAGAGATAGGTATGGCAAAATTATCAGAAAATAATGATAATTTTGTAGCGAGTAGTTTATAAAATATATCATGAGAAAAACCAAATGGATTATATATACTGTCTTAATAGGATTAATGCCCTTTCTTATAAGATTATTTGTTTTTATGTTATCGGCAAATAGAGAGTGGGGTTTATTATTCAATCCAGTCGATTTTATATTTCTTGGGTTAACATTAAATTTGACAAATTTGAATGAACTTAATAACGAAAAGCTTGAACCTATTTTGAAACTCAAATTTGAAGGATATTCTGTAATACAAATTATTCTTTTGTCTGGTATTTTAGGAATTTTGTATTTTGCAGAACAATCTCAGAAGGATATTTTAGATAAAACAATAGCATTGGTATGCGCTATCGCCTTTTGTCTGTTATCTTTTATCTTTAGTAATGCCATAATGAATAAATTAAATTCTTTGGACGATGGGAACGATTGATATTATATTAATAGTAATAACATTTATTGTTTGTGTCACTGGAGGGTATGTAGCAATAAAATCCATCGTTGATACAAGGAATAATAGTATAAAGAAATTTAGTAAGAACAGCGAACAACGCAAAAAGGAATTTGAAAATGGGCTGCATTAAATCATTTGTATATTTAGATGAATACAAGATGTATTCAATATCTTCTCAATTATTTGAAGGATTAACAGAATATGTATTATCTGGGAAAAAGTCAGAATATGCTAAATCTGAAGAGCAAAAGGGAAAAATTCTCAGTGGAAATTTAATGGGAGAAATCTTAGTTAAAGAACAATCTTCGACAGAAAAAAAATATCTGCACGATTATGCTTACAACCTTTTTGAAAATAAATTGAGTGAGATGGGGGTGCTCTATACTGTTCCACAAAATGTTACTTTAAATGATTTACGCGATAAATCTTTTGTAAAAATATCAGGGAAAATTATTTTTAATGATTATAGCAAAATGGCTTCTACGTTAGAGCAATTTAATGAAATAGGTGAAGCTATTGGCTATTTCAAATATAGAGAAGAGAATGAATCCGTAGCTGAATTGGCGAAATTACCGAAGAAAATAACAGATAGAAATTCGAAGGCAAAAGCTACATCTTTGCTGAAAAGTTTGAATGTGAAGTATGCTGAACAATTAAAAGCAGATGGGCTAATTTTAGATGATGATGTTGTAAATAGATTGCTAAATGTTTTGAAATTTAGCTATGATGAACAATTTGAAGTAACAATGCCATTTGCAAATAAAGAAATCATATTTTCTTCAATATTGAATAGAATTTATTTAAGAGAAAAGGAGGATATTTTAATTTCTAAGTATTCAAGAAAAACAGAATTTGAATTCACTGTTTTAGGAATAGTAACACAAGCAGGAAATGAAAATATAGAAATGTTTGATGAGGAAGAAGTAGTAGATGGTTTTCGATCTGCTATTCAAAATACTATTGATAAAATGGCTGGTGTAGAGACTTTTTTTACTGGTCGTCAGAGTTCGGAATGCCGTATTGAACCGATTGCAATATATCGTGAATTATAATTTAAAAATTTTATGCAACTATGCACTTTTGAGCAAGCAGTTATTATACACAATGCGTGGTATAATATAAAGTATATAGTTGCGTATTATTAGTCTTTTATGTATTGATAAGAGTGAATAAAGGGTGAATTTCACCCTTTATTTGTTATGACATAATTTTATCTATCTTGTCAAAATTATCAAAGCGTGAAAAATCAATAGAATAGCTGTTTCCCAATTTAGATAGTTCTTTTTTATATAATTGGCATTTTCCCTGATATTTTGCTTCATAGGCATCTTTTGCAGGTTCTGAATTCATACCAGCAGTTCGAGTTTCTTTATGCAGTATTACAATGTCATTTATAAAACATTTATTATAAATTTCAAATGCTTTATCAGAATGCCCTAACATTATTTCCTTTTTAGCTGTTTCAAGAGAAGCGTCTGTACCATCAATTAAGTTCTTTTTTATCCTGCTAACATCATCTGTCATAATCCATACCTTGAAGAAAAGAATGATTTGTAGAATACCAAAGATGATAACTATCCATCCTGTAAAAGTGAGCATATCTTCCATAATTGTAGTTTTTAGTTAGACAATACGCAAAACTACCAAGAAATCTAATCACACCCAATTATTTCACGACAATCTTTCCATTATCGTGTATTTGCAACCTTAGAAATAGCCAAATAGGGTGTCAATATCTACTTTCACAATTATTTTAGCACAATCGGCTAATTGTGTGTTTTTCTGAAATAAAAAACATCTATGAAAGCTTGTATTTATGGTAAATTTATCAAGTAAAATAAGAAATATCAAACCTTTCGTCTATTGTCACGAATTTAATGAAAGAAAATTTTAAAAAGGTTTGGATATACTGCAAATTTGAGTAGTAAATAATTGAAAATTAGAATAAAATGGGAAAGCTTGTATTTCGTGTGGCTTCAGATTGGCAAGAAGTTGTAAGATTAAGGACAGAAATAGAAAAGTTGAAACAAACACTTTTTTCTATGGATTCAACTCAATCTCCTGATACATTTAAAAAACTAAATGCTCAGTTAGGAGAAAATAGCAAAAAAATGAATACCCTTATTTATGATGCTGCCAAAGCAGGAGCAACAATGGAAAATGATTTCAAAAAAGGTATTTATGATGGCGAAAAAGCTGTCAATTCCTTATCCGAAGAAATCATCAAACAAAAAAACATTATACGTGAAACACAGAATGATGTTTCAATGCTTACAGAGCAATATAAAAAATTAGGAAAGTATGACCCTAAAAGACAATCTTTATCAGATGAATTAAACCGTGCAAAAGCAGCATTAGGGGAACAAAAATATGCTCTTGGTGAATTACAATCACAACAGGCTCTTGCAAGATTATCCACCAAAGCTCTAAAGGATGAATACGCTTTGTTCAAGGATGAAAGTAGGGCTGTTATTAATGTCAATGAGGGTGTAGGAGTTTCGTTTAAAAAGACGCTTGCTGCTATTGGTGGAATTGCCATGCTGAAACAAGTTGCTTCAAATGTAGTATCAACAGCTGGAATGTTTCAAAAGTATGAATCTGTATTAACTAATGCTCTGAATGGTAGTTCCGAAAAAGCAAAAGCATATCTATCTGACATAAATAGCTTTGCCGCAAAAACAAACTTCCAACTTGATGAACTGACGGATGATTTTATAAAATTCGTCAATCGTGGTGTCACTCCTTCGATGGATGCCATGAAAAAAATGGGAGATTTTACCAATACAGTAGCAAAACCTTTCGACCAGCTAACAGAGGCGATACTTGATATAAATAATCCAGAGCGTTGGAAAGAGTTCGGTGTTCGTGTTCAAACAGAAGGGAATAAAGTTAAGCTTTCGTTCCGTGATATGACAGTTGAATGTGACCGAACAGTTGAATCTGTAATGAAAGCCGTTGAACAATTTGGCTCAATGAAAGGCGTTGAAGGCTCTACGGAAGCTATTGCAAAGACTATTGAGGGACAAATGTCTAATTTGGAAGATACGATAACAACGGCTTTGGCTGAAATAGGACTTGCTAATCAAGATTTGATTTCAGGAAGTATATCTGCTGTCGATACTATCGTTAAGAACTATGACATTATAGGTAAGAGTGTATTGGCTCTTATCGAAATTTATGGTGTTTATCGAGCTGGGTTACTGATAAATACTATTGTTGAACAAGGTTCTGTAAAGTCTATATGGGCGAAGATTACAGCAACTAAAGCTGCTACTGTTGCTCAAGTTGCATATAACAAGGTTCTCGCAATGAATCCCTATGTAGCAGTGGGAATGGCTGTTGTTTCACTCGGTGTTGCTGTATATACATTGGCAGAGCATACAACTTATGCTGAAAAGACGGCTCGTTCTGCTGCTGAGTCAATGGAGAAAATGAAAAATGCTTCTGAAAATCTGAAAAATAAGATAAATGAATTACTTAGCGTAATCAGAGATGAAACTTCTACTCAATATAAAAAAACAGATGCTTATTTGAAACTTCAAAATATACTACCGGAAGTCTTCAAAAATATGGATATTGAGAAGATAAAGTTGATGGATAAACTTTCTTTATTAGAGAAAATAAACAAAGCATCCGATAGGAGAGAAATTGTCGGAGCTAAGACGAGTGTTGTCTTAGCTCAAAAAGAGGTTGATAAAATAAATGCTTTAATAGCCGCAGATTCTCAAAGAGGTACATATTCAGGACAATATGAAATTCAACTATCAGATGCTAAATCTAAACTTGAAGCAGCTAAAAAGGTGGTAGCTGATATTGAAAAGATACAGGTAGAAGCTAACAAGCAAAAAGAAAAAGATGACAAGAAAGTTGTTGTTAAAAATAAGGAATATTGGACTAATCAGAAGAAAGAAGCAGAAACAGCCTTAAACTCCATTGCGTCTTCTCAAAAGAAATTAATGGATGCTGGTAAGTTTGAAGGAATAGACACTGCTGTTGTAAAGAGCTACAAGGGTAATGTTAAGAAGCTGAAAGAAGCCGAAAAAGAATTGAAAGTCTATGATTCTTCGTCCAAACAAGATAATCAAACCGAGAAACTTCGTAAGCAGACTGATAAATATAATGCCCTCCTTGATAAGCAATCATTAGAACAGCAACGTTCTACCGAAGATTTGCAGATGGAAGTTGATGAAGCCCGAATCAAAGCTATGGATGAAGGTTCTGCCAAGACTATCGCTGAAATGGAACTCAACTTTGAAAAGGAGATGCAGGCTATTGACCGACAAAAAGAAGATGCTTTGCGGAAGAAAGTTGAGGATGCTCGCGCTGCATGGGAAGCTAATCCGAAGAATAAAGGCAAGTCTTTTGATTCTACCGATATTGAGTTGTCGGATGACGAGAACAAATATTACGATGCGCTGTATAAAGCAGCTGTCCTAAATAACGAAAAGATATACAGCAATCTCGCTAATGAATATCTCTCATATACAGATGAACGCCTTGCCATTGAAAAGAAATTCAATGATGATATTGCTGTACTTCAAGAAGCTCGTAAAAAAGCGGAATCTAAAGGTAATATGGATGAAGTAGCAAAGATTGACCGTTCTATAGAGAAACGTATAGAAACCAAGAACGAAGATATATTCAAACTTGATGCAGAACAATTCAAGAAAAATATGAATTGGGAACAAGTCTTTGGTAATCTTGACAAGGTTTCTACTGATACTTTGAAAAAGTTGAAAGTTAACCTTAAAGACTTTATATCATCTCAAAAGGATTTATCTCCTGAAAACCTTAAAGAACTGGTAGATGCTATCGAACGGATTGATGATAAGGTTTCAGAACGCAATCCCCTTGAAGCTATGTCTGTTTCCTTTAAATCCCTCAAAGAAGCCACGGACGCACAGTGTGAAGCACAGGAAGCGTATAACAAAGCTTTGGAAGAAGGCACTGATGAGGAAAAGAAGAATGCCAAAGCCACCCTTGAAAGTGCAAAGAACAGCAAGCAGAAGGCCCTATATGAAGCCACGGATGCTTTACATAAAGGAATTAATGAGATAGGTCAATATGTCGATGCCGGTAATCAAGTTATCGGTATAATGGAAACGCTTGGCACAAAAACACCTGAATGGCTGGAAGGAACAATGTCCGGCTTTGGTGAGATGCTGAACGGACTTGGAAATATCGACTTAATGAAGCCTATGTCTATCATCACCGGTAGTCTACAAACCGTTAAAGGGGCTTTGACTTCTGTTATTTCTTTGGGAGGGTTAATACCGGGTTTTGGTGGTACCGATTATTCCCACTATAACGAGATGGTAGAGGAATATAACAAACTCTATGAGATATGGGATGAGCTGATAGACAAGAAACTGGAATATATCGGCATTTCCTACGGTATAGAAGCGGACAAGGTCGGAGAAGAGGCGCTTAGCCTTGTTGAAAAGCAGATTGAGGCATATCGCCTGCTGGGAAAAGAGCGCCTTAATTCCGGTGCATCCGCAGGTTCCCATTCCATTGGCAAGCGGATGGCAAAGAACACCTCGTCAAGCGACTGGCAGGACATTGCCGACGCACTCGACATGTCAGTCAATGCCGCCAAAGAGTTTATCGGGACCGGAAGAATGACCGGACTGTTTGACCTCACTGTTGAGCAATTGGAGAAACTTAAATCCGAAGCTCCTGCCTTCTGGGCGAAGATGGACGGTGACGTGCAAGAATATTTGAACGGCATTATAGATGGAGAGGAAAGGATTGAGGATATTCAGAACCAGATTAGTGAACAACTGACACAGACAACGTTCGATAGCGTTTTCGACAGTTTTGTGGATACCCTCATGGATATGGGCAGTTCCGCGAAAGACTTTTCTGACAGTTTCAGCGGATATATGCAGCGTGCCGTGCTTACCACAATGGTAGGCAACAAATTTACCGAGGACCTTCAAACGTGGTACGATGCCTTTGCCCAGGCCAATAAAGACCAAGGAGGCATTACGAAGGAGGAGATGGAGGCTCTTCGGAAGCAGTATGACGCAATTGCCGGTTCCGCACTTGCCGAACGTGACAAGCTTGCGGAAATTTTCGGATGGACCAAAGAGGATACCGACAGTAGCACGGATAACTATGAGGATTTCATCGGTAGTATGCAGAGTTCTCTTACTTCCCTTGATGTGACGGCCAAGGATGTTTCTGATAATATCTATGATTACTTCCGTCAGGCAATGATTAACGCTCTGTATGAAAAGGAGTACAAGAGCAAGATGGAAGAGTTGTACAAGACCTTTGAAGGGCTTTCCAAAGACGGATTGTCCGAGAGTGACATGGTACAACTCGGCTCTCGGATTGACCAATACATTGAGCAGATGATGAAGGGCGTAGAGGACGTTAATAGTTTGTTTGCTGACAAGCTGAAGAACGCCGAAGACTTGCAGTCGTTTGTTGATAGCGTCAAGTCTGCCATGTCCTCCGTCGAAGCCACTGCCGAGGATGTGACAGACAACATCTTTGAGTACATCCGTCAGCAGATGGTTGATAAGATGTTCACTGATAGCTTCCAACCGCAGATAAAGGAGTTATACAAGAAGGTTCAGGAAGCCATGTCTGACGGTGACATAACCGGCGCTGAAAAGGATGCGTTAAGAAACGAAGCGGAGAAGTTGGCTAACGACATTACGGCCGCTAAGGATATTCTGAGTAATACTCTTGGCATTACTGAGAGCAACCTAAAGAAAGAACTTGAGGAGGAATTCAAATCATTCTCCGATGGGATATTAAGTTCCTTGTATGATACGGAAGTTACTGCTGAGACTGTTGCCAAGAATATCTCCGATTCCATGCGGAAAGAGCTTATTGAGGCAATGTACCTTGAACAGTACGAACCGCGTATCAAGGCCATCTGGGAAAAATGGAAGGAATACTCAGAGGATGGACTTGTAACCGATGAAGAGCGTACAAACATCAAGAATGACATTGACGGGTTGAGCAAGGAGGTCGCCGATGCTGCCGGGGAAATCAGTGACGCGTGGAAAGACTCTGGAGAGGAGGTAAGGAAAGCGTTCAACTCTTTCTCCGACAGTATCAAGAGTGTGCTCTATGACGCAGAAGCTACCGCCGAGGACATAGCCGACAATATCTATCAATATATGCGCAATGCCTTGGTGGATTCCATGTTTACTGCCCAGCTCCAGCCTCAGATTCAGGCCTGGTATGACAAATATACCGAATTTATGAAAGACGGTGCCATTGATACGGCCGAGCGCAAGACTCTGGACGAGATGATAGCCGAAATTCAGAAAGCCGGTGTCGACATTGTGGATGCGGCTAACAAGCTTTTCCCCACTCTTGATACGGGAGCCATCAACCGTGCGGAAGAAGCCGCCCAGGAAGCGGAGAACGCCCGTAATGAAGCTGAGCAGGAATGGGAGTCGTTCTCTGATGGTATTCTGAATTCCTTGTGCGATATAGAGGCCACAGCGGAGGATATTTCCGATGACATGAGCGAATACATGCGCAAGGCTTTGATTAAGGCCATGTATGTGGAGAACTTCAAACCGCAGATGCAGAAGTGGTACAATGAGTGGAAAAAGGCCATGGGAGATGACGACTTGACTTCCGAAGAAAAGCAGCTCCTCGACTCCATGAAACAGACGATGGTTGACGACATGAAGAAAGAAGTTGATGCCATCAACCAGTTCTTTGGAACCATGTTTTCACAGCAGGCGAGTAGTAAGGGTTTTGAAGCCATGTCACAAGATACCAGCGAAGAACTTAACGGACGTTTTACAGCTTTGCAGGTTGCCGGGGAAGAAATAAAGAACCAGTCCATTCAACAGACCGGTTTACTTTCATCCATCAATGGCAAACTTTCATTGCTCAATCTTAGAAGCGGGGATGTCCCAGCTTTGTTATCTGGAACTCCTAATTTCGCAGATAGAGCCAAAGAGACAATAGCGAGCGGCTATCAGTCGCAGGTACATGTTGTTTTCCCGACAGAGGACATAAAGGCATTGACCGATAAAGTCTCCAATATGGAAAGAATCGTAGATGAAATGAGAACATTCCAAGTAGAAGGTAACATGGACCGTAGAGATATACTTGAAAACTCTGTTATTCTTGCCAAAAATAGTCCGCGAATACTCGATAATACAAATGATATCAAGCAGGATATAAAGAATCTATAATAGTTATGGCAGAATTAATAATAAACGGAAGAGAAGCCCTAAAAGAGTGGGGTGTTAGAATGGGAGATAACTTTCTTGATGTACTGGGAGCACCGGTACCTCTGAAAGAGTTTATAGAGAATAAATCACGCTTGGAACATGGGAAACAAGTTCTTATGGATAACCCCAAGCTTGATGAGCGTGAGTTAACTCTTGTTTTTACAGTAGAAGGTGATTCTCCTGCCGATTATCAGGCAAAGAAAACAGCTTTTTATGAAGAACTTTACAAAGGTAAAATTGATATTCAGATTCCTGAGAACAGTAGTGATATTTATCATTTGCTATATTTAGGAAAGAGCGTTTCTTATGCCCAAAGCTTAGACCGGACATTTGGGAAAATATCAGCCAAATTCTGTGAGTACAATCCATCTAACCGTGTTGTAGACTAGAAATTTACGACATTAAATTCATTGTCGTGTATGGAAGCTCTAATTTTTAGGGCTTCTTTTTTTTATGTCCGACCTTTGTTTACATGATAGATATTAAGGACATACAAGGCAATACCCGCTTTTCAACTGGTATCAATCCCGGTGCAAAAGGCAAGTTCTCTTTAATGAAAGAGGACTATGTCGTACTACCTTTTAATACTCTGTCCCCAGTCGATTTCCAAGTAGGTGATTACGTTGACTTGCGTGGGGTACTCGATGCCTCCATGGGCGGTAAATTGGCAAAAATCTATCAGATTGTAGATATTCCCTATCCGACCTACAAGAACGGAGGCTACTCCTATGAACTTCGTTTTGACGCTTACTATTTCAAGTGGAAAACAAAGATATTCAAGTACACCCCGGAGTACGGAGGACTGGAAGCGTCCTGGTCCCTTACCGCTTCACTGGATGTCCAGATGGGTGTATTCCTTCGCAATTTGAAAGCTCTTGGTTATAAATATGAGGGAAAAGACTTCGTGTTTTCCATTGACGATAGTGTCGAGAACTCCTCCAAATTGATGACCTATGACAATACCAACCTCATTGATGCTATGTTCAGCATGGCTGATAACTGGGGTTGTGATTGTTGGGTAACGGACCATGTCATCAACTTCGGACGCTGTGAGTTCTCCGACGCTGTTAAGATAGAACTGGATAAGGAAGCCAAGGACATGAGCCGGAGTGACAGCAAGGGTACTTATGCCACAAGAATCTATGCGTTCGGTTCAACAAGAAACATCCCTACCAACTATCGCCCGGTAGACCAGACCACTGTTGTCAACGGTATCGTCCAGAAGCGCCTTATGCTTCCGGCAGGCACTCCATACGTGGATGCCCACGAGGGCTTGACCGATTTGGAAGCTGTCGAAGCCGTTGTTGTATTTAATGACATCTGCCCCAAAAGAGTAGGTGAAATCACCGGTGTAAGCTTTTATGAGAGCGAGGTAGATAATGAAGATGGTACAAAGACAAAAGCTACCTTCTACCGGTTCAAGGATTCAGGCATCAACTTCTCGAAGAAATACATCCTTGAAGGACAGGAACTCAAAATCAGGTTCGAATCCGGCAAGCTCAACGGCATGGAGTTCGGTGCTGCCTTCAACCCTCTTGGCCTGACCGAGAAGAACGACGACGGCACATGGAATCCTGACGCCCAGCTTTGGGAGATTATCCGTAACGAGGACTACGGCAGACCCCTGCCGGATGAAGTGCTGTTTCCGGCAAAAGGTGACAGATATGTGCTGTACGGCTGGAATGCCGGGAAGATAACCGAACTTGGGTTGGTTGCTATTGCCGAGCAGGAATTGCTTGCCACCGCCAGGAAGTACGTGGCAAAGGCCTGCATCGACGACGGTACCTATACGGCTACGCTGAACTCTGTTTGGGTGCACAAAGACCCAATCAATCACAGCTTTGACATCGGCCAGCGCATCAACCTTGTCAATCCCACCTATTGCAATGGTGGGCGCTTGTCCCGTGTCATCGGCTTTGAAATCAAGCTGGACTTGCCTTACGACTCCCCACAGTACACTATCGGCGAGAGCACCGCCTATTCCCGCATTTCCGACATAGAAGGTAAGGTCGAGGAGTTGACTTTCAAAGGTCAGACCTTCACCGGTACCGGCGGCAGCAACATCTATGTCATCAAGACCAACGACGCTACGGCCGCAAGCAACTTCAATGTGTTCTCAGCCTTGCGTACCTTGAGAATGTTCCTCCGCAAGGACGCAAGCGACGTAGCGGAAGAAATCATAAACTTTTTGAAGGGATTGCTGATAGGCAAGAACGGCAGCGGTATCACGGTACGCAAGGACGGCACCTCGCAGGCTGTCGTTGACCGTCTATATGTGAAGATAAAGGCCGTCTTTGATGAATTGCAAGTCAAGAGAGCTACCCATGTAGGCGGTGAACAAATAATCACCCATGCCGGTATGAAGTGCATCCGCGTGGAGGAACTGGAAGACGTCTACCGCTGCAGTTTCCTTGCCGAGCAGGACGGTGAGGCGATAGCCAACGAGTTCAGTGTAGGCTCGCTGGCGCAGGCAAAGGAGTGCAACATCGTCGAAGGAACCACTCTTAATGCCTCCAACCGCTACTATTGGCGTGAGGTCGTGGCCGTGGGACGTGACTACATCGACTTGTCCAAGACCATTTGCGGTGAGGACAGCGATGTTCCCCAAGCGGGCGATGACATTATAGGATTGGGCCACCGTACAGATGTAGACCTTCAAAGCGCAATCGTGCTATCGTCTACCAACGAGACATCCCCGTCTATAACTTTCTACACCGGCATTGACGACTTCAACCTAACGGGGAAAGATGTAATCTCCTTCGGTGTTGACAAATCCACCGGGCATGCCTACATGAAAGTGTACGGTACTTCCTATATCGGCGCCCGTGATGAGAGCACTTACATCAAGTACACACCGGAAGGTGGCGTAGAAATCAAAGGGCGATTCCTTACGATGGCCGGTGAGGACATCCTGACAATGTTCACTGTCATTGAAGGACTTATCAAGTCTGAAATCTCATCCGTGCGTGATGAAATCAATGCCCTGAACAATTACCTTAACAATGCGTCTTTTGCCGCTGACATGCAGTACTGGACCGGTAGCAGCAACATACGCATCTTCCGAGTTGACGGTCGGCTGCTGTACTTCAACAGTAACTTCTATGCGAACAAGGAATCTTTCGCCGATATAGTAAGCGAACGCGCAAAGAATGTGCTACGCCTTAAGAACAGCTATATCGAGCAGGTCAACTCAGACTTTTACCGCCATCCGGATTTTGAGACCTTCGACGAACTCAAGCGCCCCCGGCAGTTCACTATCTCTTTCAAGTATCTGGTGAAGCGCCCCGGCACTCTTGCCTTCCATTTCAAGAACGAGAACAAAGAAGGTTTTGAGGAATACACCCCGATTTCCTTTTCTAAGGACCTATATCCCAGTACTGAATTCAAACAGATGGAGATAACCGGTAAGTGGAACGGAACCGGTGATTTCCACATGTCTTTTACCGGTGACATGTACTTGTATGCACTTACGCTAACCGATGATGCTCTTGCTGACTTGCGCGAGGAATTCAATATGCGTTTTGAACTTACAGACAAGAAGATTCAGGCGAACCTTGACGAAATCAGAAGCACGGCAGGCAAGCTTGAAGAGTATCACAGTGAATTCCTGCTTACCGCGCGCAACCTTGAAGCGAAGTTCACGGAGGACCTGACGAATACTGAGAGTCGTATAACGCAAGAATACACCTCTGCTATCGACATCTCCGCCCGTGGTCTGAAAGCTGAATTCACGTCCGGTCTTGTAGGCCTTGAGACTGGAATCACCGAAGCATATAAGTCTGCTATTGACATATCGGCCCGCGGTCTTCGTGCAGACTTCAGTGCGTCCGTCTCTGACCTGGACGGCAAGCTGTTCGCCCATGCAGGCAGCTTTCATGTGACTGCCGAGAAGATAGAAAGTATGGTGACCGCCACAAACAGCCTGAAGGGTACCGTGGAACAGCATACCTCAGCCATCAGCCAGACGGCCAGCCGTATAGACCAGTTCGTGCAGAAGATAACCTTCGATTCCAAAGGTAACATTACCAATATCGACAAAGCCGGTTTAGTGACGGAGAGCAATATCGCCACCATGTTTGCGGAAAAGGTCGACCCCAACGGTGATATCGTCAGGCGTGCTCAAATCAGCGCGTTCATCACCGAAGGCGAAGCGGGCAGGCTGATATCCAATGCTACAATCGAGGCTGACCGGATAAACTTTACGGGAAAGACCATCATCAACGGCAGTTTCGTGGTCGATACAAACGGGCGTGTGACGATGAACGACATCACGGCAAACAACCTGACTCTAAAGGGCAGCATAACGGGCACGGATGCTACGCTGAACGGCATTACAGCTAATAATCTGACATTAAAAGGCAATATCTCAGGTATTGACGCCATCCTGAACGACATTACTGCCAATAACCTTACGTTGAAGGGCAACATTACCGGGGTGGGGGCTACACTGAATGATATCACCGCCAATAATCTTACCTTGAAAGGGAGTATAACGGGCAGGGATGCTGTCTTGAACGATATCACCGCGAACAACCTTACCCTGAAAGGTACCATATCCGGTGCCAATGCCACGCTTAACGATATCACAGCCAATAATCTTACGTTGAAAGGAAATATTTCCGGTGCCAACGCCATATTGAACGGCATCACCGTAAACGGAAAGATAAACGCCTCCAGCGGCCGGATAGGTGACTATCTGTATCTGCATGGTAACGGTATATCCACCAACTCGAGAGCGTTCGTGACCGACCTTACAGATAGCACTACGCAATTCGAACTCAGCAAGAGCTACTATCTGCATGCGATAGCGTCGGACGGAGGAGCCAATAGCATCCTGATAAGGCCCTACCAGACTATGGAAGCGGGCACAGTCAAAGGGGTGGTAACCATCTCTGCAACCATTCCGGGGCGCAATAGGGCCATACACGTATCTTCCGGCGAGAGCTATTTCGGTGGTGATGTGATAGTGGGGAAGATGTATGCTCCGTCCTCCGGGACTCTGGAAATTGCCGGGCCGCTGAAGACGCAAGGTGTATACCGGAATACTGACGTGATACTCTCTTCGGTTACAAGGTACAGCATTAAGGCGACCGACCACACACTGCTTTTTTACGGCAACTGTACTATATCCCTTCCGTCCTCTTCTGACGGGCATGAGATATGGATAATGCCGAACGGGAATACCATCAGTTTTCCTTCCGGTACGTTCGCGAACTCTTCCAGGACGAATATCAACGGGCGTGAATGGCATGTGATAAAACGGGTTTTGGGGAATTGGTATCTGTCATGGATGAGTATATAGAATAATTAAAATAAAAAGTATGAAAATCAACTTTAAGAAAATCGAGGCCCAGACCTCATTCGAAGGCGCCAAGCAGACCTTCGACGTAGCCGAAACGGTCGGCAATGAAATGATGTACAACGGAAGTATCCTTCTGGATATAGGCTTTGAAGACCTGGCACGGGAAATCTACTACTCGAAAGATGCGGTGGAAATCCCGGAACAGTATTGCAAGGCTCTTGAACTTGTGGTGAAGAACTCGCGGCTCATAGCTGCCGTGAAACGTGCGGTAATTAACCAACTGAACGTCATCCAGCCATCTTAAATCAATTCTGAAAATTATGGTATTGGAATCAAATCAGTTCAACCAGCTTGTAGAGGAGGTGAAGAAAGCCCTTCTTGTCGGCTCCCAAGGTGTGGGCGATGTGGAGATTGTCGATTCGCTGGCCGATATCGTGAGCCTGCCCGCCCTCCGTCTTGCCGGTATGGAAGAATCGGTGGTCGAGGCACCGCTTGAGTTGCTGTCTGCCCCTGCTGAGGAAGCTGCTGAGGAAGTGCGCAAAGCCGAAGCGGAGCGTGTCATAGTGGAGAACGCACGCAAGGAAGCTGAGAAATCCCGTGAAACGGCTGAGACAAAGCGTGCTTCATCTGAAAGTACCCGCGCATCTGCTGAAACTACGCGTATCAATGCCGAAAAGGAACGTGTGACAGCCGAAGGTCTCAGGAAAACGGCAGAGACAGAGCGAGGCAAAGCTGAAGCGGTCCGACAGACGTCTGAGACCGGACGGGCAACTGCCGAAACCGGCCGTGTTACTGCCGAAGGTAAACGTGTCAGCGCCGAGGAGGAACGTAAAAATGCTGAGACAGTGCGGGCCAACGCAGAGTCAACCCGACAGACAGCCGAAACGGGTCGTGTCAATGCTGAAACCAGTCGTGCTACAGCAGAAGGTAAGCGCGTTACTGCTGAGAATGCCCGAAGCACTGCTGAGGATACACGTAATAGTGCGGAAACTAACCGCCAAACAGCCGAAACCGGACGCGTAAATGCTGAAAGTACCCGTGTCACTGAATTTGCTGCCCTCAAGCAGGAATCGGAGACGGCTACTGCGAATGCTACTGATACGGCAGAACATCCTACCTACATCGGTGCAGACCACTATGTATACCAATGGGATAAGAGCGCTAAAGAATACGTTAAGACGGATATCTATGTGAAAGGCAAGCCGGGAGATACATTCACCCTTCTTGGACGTTACGATACGCTTGATGCCTTAAAGACTGCTGTACCTGACGGGGCAAACATCACTGGTTTCTATTCCGTTGGAACTGCATTGCCTTATACATATTATGCCTGGTATAACGGTGATTGGCAAAGTCAAGGACAATTGCAAGGTCCAAAGGGCGATAAAGGCGAGAAGGGGGATACGGGAGCGCAAGGTCCTCAAGGCGTACAAGGTCCACAGGGCATGAAAGGTGATACCGGTGCCACAGGACCGCAAGGAGTAAAAGGTGATACTGGTGCTACCGGTCCTGCTGGTGCAAAAGGCGCCACTGGTGCACAAGGAATACAAGGTCCAAAGGGCGATAAAGGAGACAAAGGTGATACGGGTGCAAAAGGCGCTACGGGTGCTACCGGAGCTACTGGACCTAAAGGGGCGACTGGTGCGCAAGGACCACAAGGGCCGCAAGGTGTCGGTGACCCGACAGTCACCGGTGCGAATACGGTCACGACACTGGCCTCCCTGCCAATTTCCAAGAGAAGTATCACTGCAAGGTTGGGTTCTGCCACGAACATCAGCCTTGCTTCCGGAATGTCAGTGGGCAATGACTTGTATATCCGCTGCGTCGCATCGGCGGCATTCACACAGCCGATACCCAATACCGGCGCGTTCACTTCGATGTCCGGTACTTCAATCAGTGTTTCCGCTGGAGATATCTTTGAGATTAGTATCTGGTGCTATGCCGCTGGCGCCTATTCAATATCCGTAAAAACAAGGGACTAAGGTTTATGAGTGTATTAAAAAGACGAAGCAATAATATAAAGGACGGTCAGTATGTGATTGCATTCTCCGACAGTAGAGCCTTAATAGATATTTCCAAGGATTGTGGAATGACATGGACCAGAAGACAACCTTCCGACCTTCCTAATGTAAACGAATACTTTTTCAGCAACGATAGAACGAGGATTGCCATGTCCGGAGACGGCAGGCATATCTATTGCTCGTGCTATATGGCAAATGTGGGATTATTGCGTTCTACGGATTTTCTGGAGACGGCAGAACCTTTCAAGCCTGATAATTGCTATTCCGTGTACTCGATAGCCTGCAACGGCAGGGGGAATCTGGTCGCTATTGTGTGTCAGAATAGCAATAACAAATATGATTTGATGCTTTCCGGGGATTATGGGAAAACATGGCGGGTATCTAATGGATTAAAAGACAATACCGTGCCTCTCATGGGGGTGGAAATGTCCCATTCCGGCAGATACGTAGTGGCATATGCGTCAAATTCTCCCTATTATACTACCCATGAGCTGTTTATATCTTCCGATTATGGAGAAACTTTCAGCAGTGAAATATTCAGGGGGCCTATCACAAAGATTGCCATTTCCGGTGACGGCAAATACATGTTGTGTTGCTGCAACAGGGAGAGTTCATCAAAGTTATACTATGCCTATTATTCCGGGGATTATGGGAAGACGTGGACTAAAATTACCGATTCGAGTTTCTCTGCCCGTACATTGGCTGTATCCTATGACGGGAAATATATGGTTATAGAGGGAGGGTACTCTTATTCCGGTGCACGTATATCCGCCGATTACGGAAAAACCTGGGCATTGAAGCATTCCGTTATTGGCAATAGCTTTGCTTTGGGGCTTTCGTCTGACGGAAAGTATGCGATAGCACAGGAAAGTTCTTCTCCGTATCGTATGTTCAAATCTTCGGATTATCTGGGCTCATTTACTGAAATAAATACGGCACCGCTTACATCATTAGGTATTAGAGCGAATTACCGGTTTATCATAATGAATAAAAATAGACTTTAACAACAATGCAATATATACATATTTATTCCGAGGAGAAAGTTGTCCGTCTTGATTTTGAACTGGACGAAAACTATGAAGTGGGTACAACCTATGAGGATTACCTGGATGGAGCCTGGGTACCGTTGAATGCGGAACAGGAAGCATTTTACGAAGCCCATCCGGCAGCGTCTGCAAAGGAAATTCTCGAATGTGAATTAACCCCTCCCTATGAACCGACTTTGGAGGGTGTGAAGAGCGCGAAGGTCAATGAAATTGCTGTTTACGATGGATCCGATGTCGTGAATTCCTTTACGTTTGGCGGCAAGCGGATGTGGCTTGACAAGGATACGCAGGTAGGACTGGCAAACTCAATCACTATCGAGCAGGCTGCGGGCAAGGAGACAACCGTGCTGTGGTATGATACCGTGAAGTATGTAATCCCCATTCCTCTTGCCTTGCAGATGCTGGCCGCACTGGAACTGTATGCCCTGGAATGCTATAATGCCACGCAGGAACATCTGGCCGCGGTTATGGGACTTGCTACGAAAGAGGAGGTCGGAGCGTATGATTACACTTCCGGTTATCCTGAAAAATTAGTGTTCAACCTTTAAATTGATGGCTTATGATTTACTTATATTTTATGTCACTGTTTTTGCTCACTATGTACATAATGCATGCGGTGAGAGTGTGCGGAGTGCCTTGGAGCTTGTCTGATACCTACTATCAGTTGAAGAAGCGGAATCGTCCGGCATGGCTGTTCCAGATAGCTATGATTGTTCCTGCCATGCTGCTTATGCCGGTGTGGATTGAATGCTCATCGGAGAACCTGCAATGTTTGGCATTTCTTGCTTGCGGTGGGCTGATGTTCGTCGGGACAGCCCCGCTGTTCAAGGAGGAATTTCAGAGCAAAGTACATTATGCAGGGACAGTAATAGCCGGATTAGCTACAATTCTTTGGGTTTGTCTCTCCGGTATGTGGTACTTGCCTGCGGTTGCTTTCCCGATAGCCGTTGTTATCATGTTGAGATACCGGAAATGGCTGTTCTGGGCGGAGATGGCAGCGTTTGCTTGTGCTTATGTGGGGGTGCTTATAATTTGTATCGATTGTTAAACCGGGAGAAATGGAAATGAATGATTGGATTATGTTGGTGACCGCACTCGGTGGCATCGAGGGCATCAAGCAGCTTGTTAAGTGGTGGATGTCGCGCAAGACCAATGCGCGTATTGAGGATGCCCATGCGGATGTTGAGGAGTTCAAGGCTTTACGGGAGTACAACGAGTTCCTGCAGAAGCAGCTTTCGGAGAAGGAACAGCGGTTTGTGGAGCAGACTGACCGGCTCCGTAAGGTGCAGGATGAATTGTTTACACTGAAGGAGACTAATTCTGACCTGAAACTGGAACTGGCGCTTAAACGGTGTGAGAGGAAGAAATGCGGTGACAGAGAACCGCAAAACGGCTACTGATTCGCGGAAAGGAAGGTGTTTCACAACGACTCCCTTTCCCTTAATACTACACAACTTAAAGTTTAAACAAAGGCGTTTGCAAATATATTGTATTTTTATGTAAAACCAAAAATCAAGGAGGAAAATAAGAATGGTGAATGTGTATAAATTAGCGCCGTGGATTCTCAAATGGGAAGGCGGTTTCGTGAATGACCCGGCAGACCTTGGAGGTGCTACGAATATGGGTGTGACTATCGGTACGTGGAAGTCATGCGGCTATGACAAGGACGGTGACGGTGATATAGACGTGGATGACTTGCATCTGCTTACCCGTGAGGATGTCGTTAACCGGGTGCTCAAGCCACATTATTGGGACAGATGGAAAGCTGACGAGATTAAATCGCAATCAGTTGCTAATATATTGGTTGATTGGGTGTGGGCATCCGGTGCACACGGAATAAAGATACCTCAACGCTTGCTTGGTGTTACTGTGGATGGAATAGTAGGTCCTAAGACACTCGCTGCGGTGAATGCCAGGAACCCGCGTGAGTTGTTCGACATGATTAAGATTGCACGGTTCGATTTCATCGAGGATATATGCCGCTCTCGTCCGGCGAACAATAAATTCAAACGGGGGTGGATGAATCGGATTAACGATTTAAGGTTTGAGGAATGAAAAAGTTACTGTGGATATTGGTTGTATTGCTGGCAATTGCTTGTGTGGCGGCTTGGTTTCGTCCGCACGAGCCTTTGTCGGCAGAAATACGTACCGAGACGAAGATAAAGACGGTTGTCAAGGTAGATACGATGCTTATCTCTGCACCGATGGCTGTGTTCTGGCGTTTCGTGCCGGATGATACGACACGGATAGGTGATACCTTGCTTCATCGTAAGCAAGTGGTATATAGAGACAGCTCGTATCAGGCTGTGGTGAGCGGATATGTAGACCCTCGGCTGGATAGTTTACAGATATTCCCAAGAACTGTGTATCAGACAGAGACGAATGACATTTATCATCCGGTGGTTGTCAAGCCGAAGAAAAAGCGGTGGGGATTAGGATTGCAGGCTGGTTATGGGTATCCGGGTGGTTTTTATGTCGGTGCCGGAGTTAGCTGGAATATTTTTATGTGGTGATTTTTTGTTATTCTGGAAAAATACCATTATATTTGTACCATTGTATTAGTATCATTGAATCGCAATATCTTTTTAGGAGGTATTGCGATTTTTTTTCGGCAATAATTTTATAAACTTTAAAAATGTATGATTTATGAACAAACTTGTTAGAAGTTCTGGCATTCAACTTTTAAGCCAAAAAGCAGCGAAAGAATTAGAGTACCAACAAAAAGTAGCTCTTGAGGCAGAGTTAAAAACATTAGATTATTCTAAAGACGGGAAAAGGATTTCTCAGATAATGGCAAGATTGGAGGCTATTAGAAAATTGAGTGAAAATCGTTACTGATGACTATTAAATCTGTTGCATATCGTCTTAGGAAATTTGTAGAAGGGGCGGCTTATTCAGACGCCTTTATATTCATAAGCAATAATTCATATCTATTGTATGTGACATATCCCGGCTTTCGTCGGGATTTTTTTCATTTGGGCCCTTTCTTTTATAAAAATTCCCTCAAATCACGTAGGGAATTTCAGAAAAGCAGTTGTCTTTATAATAGAATCCGGTATATAGTGTTAGTATAGTCCTTCTTTCAGCCATTGCAGTTTCTTTATACTGGATTTGCAGAATGTTCCAACATTGTGTGCTCTAATTGATTGTAGATATTGAAAGGAACATGCTGGACCTCAGCTTTTATGCGGCTGAGGTTTTGTCGAAGATAAAAGGACGTTGTTGAACGTACGATGGAAATATGTGTTTAACCCAATTATTAGTTATGAAAAAAGTATTTTATATGGTAATTGCATTTGCTATGGCTTTAACCGGGTTATTTATGCTTATGTTTATGTCATTTGATTAGGAATGTCTGTTTGTTGACTGTTTGTAGCAGGGGCAGCTGAATAAGCTGCCTTGTTCCATTTCCCAGGAATTAAGTAATCCATATTGTGTAATTATTCCCCATGTGTGGTACTCAGTTCCACATATTTCCACACATAATTATTCCTTCTTGTTTTTATAATATACTGATGTATAATGTATTATGTACTGATGTACATCATGGCATATCGTTTGTCCTATAGTTAATACAAAAACTATATTTATTTACTTAAAACTTACGATTATGAAAAAAGTATTGGTAGCATTAGCAATGGTTATGGGATTAGGCAGTTCAGTAGCATTTGCTTACGTGGTTTCTGGAACACAGTCTGTAGAGCAAACTCAGCAAAATCCTCAGGATGAGTTCACAAAAGTGGAAGTAAAAGACTTGCCTCAGGCAGTTATGAATGTCTTGGCTAAGGACTATGAGGGGGCTGTAATAAAGGAGGCTTTCATTTCCGAGAAAGAAACCGGTAAGATTTATAAGGTTGTGTTGACCATCACCAAGGAAAATCAATCCACTGAAGAAGTAACGGTACTTCTGAATGAAAAAGGAGAAACTGTAGAATGAATGGAAACTCTGTAGTGGTTCGGATTCATCTACAGAGATGATTCGAGATGCTTTTATGTCTATCTCGTTAATGCGAAAGGGGCGGCTGAATAGTCGCTCTTTTTGTTTATATTGTAATAATAGTTCGTTTCTTTTTTGTCAGAAATTCCTATTATAGAGGGTCGTTTTATATAAATAAACTATATATTTGTATTCTAATCCTTATTGTATTATGAATGACAAACAACAACTTCTAATTGATTGTATTTCCCTTCTTCCCGTTATAGGCATTTTGGTTTTGATAACTGTTGCCAATGACCAGCTTGTTACTATGGTTGCTGCCTATGTGCTTTGCGGAGAACTCTTATGTGTATTGGTTAGCAGGATATTAAATTTGTACTATATTGATGTGGCTTTTGTTTGGTTGGGTGGGATTATGCTTTGGTTGTGGTATTGGTTCTGGTTGGAGTCAAGCCATGTAGTGATGGAGATTGTGGAAAAGGCAGTTGAATGAATCGCTTCTTTTTCAGTAAAAATCCCCGTAGCGGCTCAACTACGGGGATGGTGTCAAATAACAGAGTATCAATATGAGATACTAAGTGAGCCTATTCCATTACAGATAAATCATCGTCAACTTCATACTGATTACAGCCAAAAGCCGCACACATTAAAATAAAACGTTCTTTTATACCTAATCCAGTATATCTGTCTACGGCTCCACTGCCTTTTGCATGAAGGCCTGCTGCGTATTTATCTATCTGAACTTTATTCATTAAATCTACATGAGTTTTACGGGCAAGTTTACTGCTTGCAATCTCATATATGGATTTGTATTCATTTGTTCCCAATGCCGCACTAAACATTGCCACTTTCCGGCTAATCTCACAGTATTCAAGTAGTTTTTTTATTTGATAATTGTACCCGGTTTCACCATTGCCATCAGGATAATAGGGTAACAAAGCATTGCTTGGTAGCCTACCTTTATACTTCATAATAATATCATAAGCAATACGAATGATGGGAGTTTTTATCTCAGTGCGTATAAGTCCATCCTTGTGTGTTTTTTGAGGTAAATAATGAATGTAAGGTATTCCTTCTTCAATGCTGATATTATCAAAAGTGAATCGTCTGAAATCACCTATACGGCAACCGAGACAACATTGAACAACGAATACATCTTTTACTCGCTGCAATGTTTCGGGACATTCTTTGTGGACAACTTCATTGAATTCTGTTTTGGTGAGAAAGAAAGGCTCGTCATATTGTTGCTTCATAATGGACTCTTTTTCTTTTCCTATCTTGCGGAAAGGAGATACGGGAATAACATCATTACTTTCAAGCTCCACCATAAATGCTTGTAATAATAATAGTTTCTCAGCAATTGTATTCTGGCTTCTTTCCTTTGATGGTATATTCCGCTTATTCATTTCTGCGTACAGTTCTGGAAATTTTTCAACCAGAGTGTATTCTTTGCGTAGATAATCACGAAAATTTAGAATATGTTCCTTATTGAATTCATTGACCGGCAACCCGTCAATGCCATTGATAATGAGGAATCGAGTCAGTTCCCTTATCACTACATCGTAATGTTTCTTTCTGCCGGGACCTATTACACCTGCATTTAGCCATCCGTCAACATAGCGTTGGAACATACTACACATGGATTCCTCTTCACTGCTGATGTTATATTTTTCAGGATGTAAGTGCTGGTCTATTAAGATTTCCAGTTTTTCACTGGTTAATTCTTTGTTGCTCCCATAAATGGATAAAATTAGATTCTTCCGTTCTTCAATAGATGTGTTAAATGATGTTCTTATGTCTAACTTTATAATACTTTTAGCCTTATATTTTTCAGTCTTGGCATCCCAAAGAGTAGGAGAGACCATAATATCTGATTTGTGGAATAACTGTACATTGCGTCCATCAGATAATCGAAATCTGACATTTACCTCTTTATCCTTCTTCCCAGTTCTTATAAATGCTTTTACTGTAGTCATATATTCTCTGTTATATCGGTTGTGCAAATATACATAAATTGCACAACTCAGTTCAAATATTGCACAACATAATGCAATGGTATGCAA